GATTACCTACGGAATCTGTAAGGGTTTTGGGTTAGGTATTAGTGTCAGCAAGTACGGCTTGGATATTGAATTCTTGATGTTTTATGTTGGCTGGCAATTTTAATGGAGCTAGACGACATCCTTGCCGAGCGTCAAGAGCAGTACGGTGATCCGACTGAGAACTTTCGCAAGATAGGAATTATGTGGGGGGTCATCCTTGACCTGCCTTACGCATTAGCGCCGTATCAAGTGGCTCAAATGATGATTGCTCTCAAGCTTCAACGCATCTCAGTTAATCCCGACCTTGCGGATTCTTGGCTCGACATCGCCGGGTACGCAAAACACGGTCAGCCATGAACGAGTGGAATATCGCCCGATGCAAGGGGTGTGGAGAATGGATGGTCTTGGGTAAGACCTGCTCTGTATGCACTATAATTAACTCACAACCGACTAAGGAGGTTCAGAAATGAACGCACTTAACAACGGAGGCACGCGATGAACGCTATGGAACAGGCGGCGATTGGTTCGCGCTGAAGTTCAAGACTCGTTTCCTTGTAGTCGCCGCGCTTGCGGTTGGGATCGGGTTTGCAAGTCCATCGGTGGCGCAAAGCCCTAAAGCATTTACGGATGCGATAGAGCGCACACCTGCAGCGGCAAAAGCCTACGCACACTCACAACTTCATAAATACGGATGGAACTCCACCTACCAATGGAGATGCCTAGTCACCGTCTGGACTAACGAGAGTAACTGGCGACCAAACGCCTACAACGCTACTCCTGTGAAGCTAGTGGTGGATGGGTTAACGGTTTCTTATCACGCCGGGGGTATTCCTCAGAGGATTGGATTATCGCCATTAGCAAGCGTTAGTCAGCAAGTGAATGTCGGGTTACGATATATTCGTGACCGATACTCAACTCCCTGCAACGCACTCCGCTTCTGGAATCGCCATTACTGGTATTAAGGATGACAATCCTGACCGCGCCTATGGGCGTGAGTCGCTAGATTTCACGAAAGAGCCGTTCCTCTTCCGTGAAGGTACGACCGCTTGAGCGCATGATTACCTCCAGTTGATTGCGCTCGCGGTTGTCTGCCTTAGCCCCACATTTCTCAAGGGTGTGGGGCTTTGTGCTTGTAGCTACATTGTAGCTACAAATATGCGCTCAAACGCATATTTTCTTATGGTGTAAGGTATCCCCATGACCACGATTGTTGCCCGACAATACGCCGACAAGGTGGTTATCGGATCGGATTCATTAGTCACCGCAACTCGCAAATACACCCACCCCAAGATGGTCAAGATAACCGAACGCGGGCAATTCCTTATTGCTGGCGCTGGTCTTAGTTCGTATTGCGATGTGGCGCAACACATATTTAACCCGCCCAAGCCAACCGAAGCTGATAAGAAAGACTTGTATCACTTCATGATTTCTAAGTTCATCCCGGCGCTTAAGCAATGCTTTAAAGACAACGACCTCAAGCTGGAAGATGATAAAGATGACGAGACACGATTTGCGTTCTTGGTTGCAGTTCACGGTGAAGTATTTGATATTGCTGATGATTTCGCTATCTGCCTTGATTCCGATGGTATTTATGGGATTGGTAGTGGCAGCAGCCTTGCTATTGGGGCGCTTAAGCAAGGTGCAAGTATTAAGAAAGCTCTTACGATTGCTTCCGAGAAAGACCCATATACCGCACCGCCTTTCTTGATTGTTGAGCAAAAGCGTGGATAAGAAAATAGCCGAGACGGTATTAGCTCGCGCAAAAGGATATTGCGAGATGTGTGGGGGTTCGGGTGACGACTTTGCCTTACATCATCGCAAGCTGAAATCTCGCGGCGGAAAAGATGAAGTAAGCAACCTGATTGCCGTTCATCACAAGTGCCATAACCTCGGCACAGACAGTATTCATCTCAACCCGGCGCGGGCAACGATGAAAGGTTGGATGTGTCCTTCATGGGCTAATCCCGCCGACTACCCCATGCACCTACACGGCGCTGAGGTTGTTAGAATAGACAACGAAGGTAACTACGAACGATTGGAATAGCAGGATGGCTCGCATTGAAGTTGTAGGAAATGTAGGAACTGATCCAGAGATTAAGTTCTTCGAAGGCAAGAATGGGTCGTTTGGCGTTGCGTCTTTTTCGCTTGCGTACACACCACGCGAGAAGAAGGGTCAGGATTGGGTTGACGGCGAGACGGTTTGGTTTCGCACCTCTATCCTCGGCAAGCAAGCAGAACTTGTTACTGATGCAGTTCGCAAAGGCGAGCGCGTAAAGGTTGTCGGAACGCTCAAGGTCAGCTCCTATCAAGCTAAAGACGGCTCACAGAAGCAAGGTTTAGAAATCAAGGCTGACGACATTACGATTGTGTTGAAGTCTGCCAATAAATCACAGTTCTCAAAGCCTAAGAACGATGAGCCTGAGTGGGGTAGCTCTTGGAACTAATGACAAGCGATGAAGTCTGCGAGCTTCTTGTCATTACCCATAACAACCTGCACCAACTACAAAACCGCAAGCAGTTAACTTGGGTAGAGAAAAAAGGCAAGAGGGTCTATTACAACCGCGCTGATGTTTTGGCGTTTAAGGCCAAGCGCGATAAATGAAATGTGCCAACTGTCGCAGGGATAGCCAGCATGATATTTGTCCGTCATGCTGGCAATTTGCCATGTCGCGGTTGGTGAAGTTTCCTGATTTATATTACGACCTAGAGCGCGAGCTGATTCCGAGTAGCGGGCGAAGCGGTGAGAAAGTATCCGGTAGCAAGACTCCACCGCTTCCAGTTCGTATCGAAACCCTGAATATGCGCTCAGGCGGTATTAGCACTCCACTCATGCGCCACGAAGCCATGATGCGCGAGGCGCGATCCGAAACGCGCATTACCTTTCGCGGGCAAGAGATAAATAAAATCACCATGACCTGCGAATACATATCTAAGCGCGGGGATTGGGCATACAAGAACTACAACGAAGCCGTTGACCTTGCCACCGTTATTATCTCTACGCATAACAAGATTATGTTTATTCTTGGCAAGAAGTCTGACGAGATAATAATCGGCAAATGCCCCACGATAAATAAAGAGGATGAAGTCTGCGGTACTAAACTCAAGATTGACCCGACTCAGCTAGAGCGCACTTCAGAGATTAAGTGCCGGCGATGCGGTACGGTCTGGGAATCCCACCAATGGCGACTGCTTGGAAAGATGCTTGATGCCCAAAGTTAATGTCATTCAAGCCAGCCTTCTCTATAAAGTCACTAACCGCACCGTTTACAACTGGATTATGGAAGATGAGATAGAGTGCGTGAATGGTCAATACGACTTGGATAAGTTACAGGCGGCATACGACAAGCGCCGAAAGTCTAAACCGCGTGTGCATATCCTCCGTAAGTAATTTGCATTTGCTTTTCTTTTCAGTTATATTATCTATAATTGGGTGGCGTGTAACGAGAGAGCCATGCAAATAGCCCTAGAAGAAGTCACAATCGCCGACATAGACGAAGCCCTTGCTCACTTGAGGGATAAGTTACAAGACCGCTATGGCAATCGGCTGACCTATCAACAGAAGCAATTTTATCTTTCGAGCGTTGACGATTTGTTAGACGCTCGCAATTCACTAACGGGAGGCAACCGTGAAGATTTCCATAACAGAGCTATCCCTAGACCCTAGAAATGCTCGAAAGCACTCTCAGCGCAACCTAGATGCTATCGCCGCTTCTCTAAAGAAGTTCGGTCAGCGCAAACCTATCGTTGTCCATCGTGGCGTTGTTCTTGCCGGAAATGGAACGCTAGAGGCCGCTAAGACTCTAGGCTGGACAGAGATTGATGTAGCCGAAGTTCCTGATGATTGGGATGACGAGACCGCCAAGGCTTATGCGCTCGCCGATAATAGAACGGCTGAACTGGCTGAATGGGATGAATCTGAACTCGCCAAGCAACTCTTGGAACTTGTAGATGCCGAGTGGGATATCACCGAATTAGGATTTGAAGTACCCGCTCTAGCTGACATTGAGCCTGTAGATGAAGATGAGATTCTTGAACCACCCGTTGAACCTAAGACTAAAATAGGCGATATCTACCAATTAGGTCGGCATAGGCTGATGTGTGGGGATAGTACGGATTTAGCCATCGTTGAGCGGTTGATGGATGGAAAACGCGCTGAAATTTGTTTTACATCGCCACCTTACAACGCCGGATCATTAGAAATTAAAGGCAACAAAACAACAGAAAAAAAATATAATTCTTTTGTTGATAATCAATCTGAATCAGAATATGAACATTTTATAAAATCTAATTTGGATTGTATTTTTGCCGTATGTGACGAAGTTTTATATAACATTGGGTTAGTTGAAGGCAACAAGCGTGTTATTGTTGATATTTTGGCTCATTACCGCAATCAATTTAAAGATATTATTTATTGGAAAAAATCAACTGTTGCCCCACATATTCAACCGGGCATTGTAAATAACCTTGTTGAATTTATTTTATGCTTTGGCGATGGTAAAAGACGATTTAAAAACGCGCAATTTGGACAAGGTACATATTGGAATGTTATAGAAGGCGCAAACGCATCTGGTAATGAATTTGCTAATATCCACAAAGCAACTTTTCCGGTGTATTTGCCAGAAAACATTATTGCCAATTTTTGTCCACCGAACGGATTAGTTTTGGACACATTTGGCGGCACAGGAACAACCATTGTAGCCGCCGAAAAACTTAATAGAACAGCTTATTTAATGGAACTAGACCCTAAATACTGCGATGTCATCGTCACTCGATGGGAAAACCTTACAGGGCAAAAAGCCGAACTTGTGAACAGTAAGTAATCTATCCATGCCAAATCACAATGCCGCAGTTCCTAGCCCCGAGCTAGTAGATAAAGAGATTAAAGTCCTCGAACTACGCCGCGCTGGGCTCACTTGGCAACGCATAGCCGAGGAAACAGGCTACGCCGACCACACAGGGGCATACGCGGCTTATAAGCGGGCTATCAAGCGCACCATGCAACAACCCGCAGACGAGCTACGAGAAGCCGAATTAGACCGTATAGACCGCCTTCAGTTGGCTCTATGGCCCAAAGCCATGAAGGGCGACAACGCCTCCATCAACACCATCGTTCGCCTCATGGAAAGACGCGCTAGACTCTTAGGGTTGGATACACCAATCAAGATTCAGCAAGATGTAACTACATGGGATGGCGATGAATCAATTGACCGAGCAGTCAAAGACCTTGCCGCGCTACTCGAAAGACACGCTGAGGAAAGCTCAAGCGAGAATCCAATGGCAGAAGATTCAGGCACGACCCTCGCAATTACCGCCGGAGACGAACTGGCAGACTTGGCTGATCCTGTCGGGGCGCGGGTGGGGCAAGACGAGGACAGGATCGGAGTGGCTGGCGTATCAGGCGATAACCAACCCGAAGACTCGCTGGGCGATAGTCGCTAAAACTTACGCCGATGTGCGTGATACTTGTGCTGAAGGTGTGTCGGGAATCGTCTCGGTACTCAATCGCTATCAAGCAATCAAAACTTACAACCGCTCGATAGGTGAGATAACTCTTACCAACGGTTCAAAGATTAAATTATTCTCCGCCGAAGAACCTGACAGACTTCGCGGCCCGCAACATCACGGCGCTTGGCTTGATGAGTTGGCAGCTTGGGAAAAGCCTGACGCATACGACCAGCTTCAGTTCGGACTTCGCCTCGGCAATACCCCGCAGGTTGTTATCACGACCACGCCTCGCCCGACTAAAATCATCAAGGACTTAATCTCCCGCGAGACTACCTATGTCACACGCGGATCAACTTTTGAGAACTCCGACAACCTTTCGCAATCAGCGCTTGTCGAAATGCAGAATAGATACGCTGGCACTCGCCTCGGTCGTCAAGAACTCTTTGGCGAAATCCTAGACGACAACCCCGGCGCTCTATGGAATCGCGCACAGATAGAAGCCACTCGCGTACAAAGCGAGCCGTTAGCTTTCACTCGCGTAGTTGTAGGCATAGATCCTGCCGTTACTTCAGGCGAGGAATCAGACTCCACCGGTATCGTCACCGCAGGAATGACGGCAGACGGTCACTATTACATCTTGGCAGACGACACTCTTAAAGCCAGCCCCGATGCTTGGGCAAGAAAAGCAATCAACGCCTTTGAACTACATAAAGCAGACCGCATCATCGCAGAAACGAATAACGGCGGCGATTTGGTAGTTCATCTATTGCAACAAGTTAATCCCAATGTGCCAGTTAAAAAAGTGACGGCTACTCGCGGCAAAGCAGTTCGCGCAGAACCTATCGCCTCACTTTATGAACAAGGCAGAGTTCACCATGTTGGATACTTCGCAGATTTAGAAACAGAGATGTGCGAGTGGGAGCCGGGCGTAAGTCTGAAATCTCCTGACCGCATGGATGCCCTAGTGTGGGCGCTTACAGAATTGAGTGAAGGCTCGGCAACAATGACCGCATTGGCAGCAATGGCGGTGTTCTGCCCAAATTGCAAGATGCCAGCCCCCAAGTCCAGCCGTGTATGTCCTCGTTGCGGTTCAGTTATAGGAGATTCAGATGCCAGCGCAATCAATAAATCAAACGCCTGACCCAGTTAATCTCACCCTTCGCCAGAATCAAGAATGGTCAATTACTTTTTCCTATACTGATCCATCGAACAACCCTATTAACCTGACTGGCTACACGCCTCTTTTGCAATTCCGTACTTCGGCGCTCGCCAAGACAACTGCTCTTTCTTTGAGCGTAGGTAGTGGGCTGACCTTTAACCCCACCACCACACCACAGGTTCAAGTAGATGCTCAGGTTGCAGTAGCTCCCGGCAAGTACGAATGGGATTTGGTATTGACCAACCCATCAGCTAACGGCTCTATTTTTCTTGGTCGCGGCGTTGTTCAAGTTGATGCAGAGGTTTCTCGGTGAGCGATAACATCAATATCCAAGCAGTAACGCCTAACATCGTTATCTCTGCTGCTGGCGCTCGCGGTTTGCAAGGTGTTCAGGGTACGCAAGGAGTTCAAGGCGTACAGGGAACTCAAGGCGTACAAGGTCATTTTGGTACGCAGGGCGCGCAAGGCACTCAAGGAATCCAAGGCAACCAAGGCACAACTGGTATTCAAGGTGTGCAAGGAACTCAGGGCGTTCAAGGAGTTCAGGGAACTCAAGGCAATCAGGGAACTCAGGGAATACAAGGCGTTCAAGGAACGCAAGGTATTCAGGGTTTGCTTGGCTTGCAAGGAATGACTGGTGCGCAAGGCACAACAGGTACACAGGGTGCAACTGGCACACAAGGAACTTTAGGAACACAGGGTACGACTGGCTCTCAGGGTGTTACTGGTATCCAAGGCGTTCAGGGTGTTCAAGGTCGCCAAGGCACTCAAGGTTTTACAGGCGCACAGGGAATTCAAGGCACAAACGGAATCCAAGGCGCTATTGGTACTCAGGGTTCAACTGGTGCAACTGGCTCGACTGGCTCGCAAGGTATTCAAGGTATTACTGGATCACAAGGCGCGACAGGCACACAAGGTTTAACTGGTATTCAGGGAACTGTCGGAGCGCAAGGCATCCAAGGATTGCAAGGCGTTCAAGGACTTGTTGGCGGCACATCAACCGCTAACGCTCACGCTGCTGCTATCTATGCAACTGCCGCCGTACTTCCTAACACGCCTACTTACACACCGGGAACGCTGGACGCTAACGGTGGTTATGGTGTTGGCGCAAAGCTCACCGCATCATCGAACGCCGTTCTTGTTATTGACGGTCACACCTTTACTGCTAACGGTCAGCGCGTACTCGTTAAGAATCAAACTGACGGCACGCAAAACGGTATTTACACCGTCACCGCTTTTGGTAAGAACAACCCTGCTGGTAGCGCATGGGTATTGACTCGCGCAACAGACTATGACGACCATGTGATGAGTCAAGTAGAACCCGGCGATTATCTCTATGTCACATCGGGAACTGCCAACGCTTCAACTTCATGGATTCAATACAATGTCGGTTCGTATGCTGATGGCTCAATTATCATCGGCACGGATCAGATTCTCTTTACTCAGACCTCGGCAGTTGGCTCGCAGGGTGTTCAAGGTACACAAGGCGCAACTGGCGCTGGTACTCAAGGTCTGCAAGGAACAACAGGAACTCAAGGTGCTTCGGGTACTAACGGAACGCAAGGTGCAACAGGCGCTCAGGGAACTGCTGGCTCTAATGGCGCGCAAGGTACAAGCGGAACTAATGGTGCGCAGGGTACGACTGGCACTCAAGGCGCAGTCGGCGCAACAGGTTCGACTGGCTCACAAGGTACGACTGGCACTAGCGGTTCTAACGGATTACAAGGAACAACTGGTAGCCAAGGTCTAACTGGTTCTCAAGGAATGACCGGAGCGCAGGGAACTACTGGCGCTCAGGGTACGACAGGCACTCAAGGTCTCATTGGTACTCAAGGCGCGACAGGTTCTCAAGGAACAAATGGTATTCAGGGCGCGACTGGTTCAATCGGATCACAGGGAACAACTGGAACAAGCGGTGTTCAGGGTGCGACTGGAACACAAGGTACTCAAGGCGTTCAAGGCTCAACCGCTTCTGTCTCCATGCAACAATGGCGTTACACCGCAACAGGCGGCGAAACTTCATTGTCCGGAACTGACGGATTCTCTACAACCCTGTCATATACCGTAGGAGCTGAACAAGTCTTTATCAACGGCGTTCTTCTTGAGCGCGGCGTGGACTACACCGCAACTACAGGAACATCTATCACCGGACTGACGGCTCTTGTTTCTGGCGATATTGCCACAGTAGTCTCGCCATCATCGTTCTCGGTGGCTAACGCAATCCCGCTTTCAACCGTCACTACTAAGGGCGACTTGATTGTTGGTAACGCGGCATCAACCGTTAACCGTTTGCCTATCGGATCAAATACTTACCTTCTCACGGCTGATTCATCTCAGACTAACGGATTGAACTGGGAGCAATACCCACCAAGCGGTTCGACAAACCCAACAGGTCTTTATGCTGGACAGTTGTTCTGGAATACAACATCGGGCGCGTTGCAGGTTTACAATGGAAGTGCATGGTATCCGTTGGCGCTTTCCTTGCCAACCGTATCCGGTGGAACTCTTTATTCTGATTCTACTTATTATTATCGTTTATTTACATCAACATCCACTTTTACAGTATCCAACGGCACAATCACCGCAGATATTTTGGTAGTAGCTGGTGGCGGTGGTGGCGGTGGCGCTAATGGTCAATGGTCTGGCGCTGGTGGTGCTGGTGGTTTATGGACTGCAACATCTCAATCTCTAAACGGAGCTTACACTTGTACCGTTGGAGGCCCCGGTGCCGGTGGTGTTTATAACGCCAACGGAACTAATGGTGGAAACTCATCATTTGGTTCTTTGTCTGGAACTATTTATGGCGGCGGTGGTGGTGGCGCTGCTGACTCACCCGACACCATTTTCAATAACGGTTCTAACGGCGGTTCGGGTGGCGGTGGCGCTCCCGCAAAATCTGGCGGTACTGGAACAAGCGGTCAAGGAAATAACGGCGGTTCATCACCAAGCGGAACTCAAGGCGGTGGCGGTGGTGGTGGAGCTGGCGGAGCTGGCGGAAATGCTAGTGGTTCTAATACTGGCGGAGTCGGTGGAATCGGCGCAACAAGCTCACTCATTAACGCTATGGCTGCCGCAACTTCTACTGGCGATTATCACTCACCAAATTATTATTACGCTGGCGGTGGTGGTGGTTCTAACGGAAGCGCAAGCGCTGTAACTGCTGGTGGCTTTGGTGGTGGCGGAACTGGTTCTTATTGGACACCGGGCTTAAACGGTTCTAACGGCGCTACAAACACAGGTGGCGGCGGAGGCGGAAATGTTTATAGCGGAACTGCTTCTGGCTTCAACGGCGGTTCAGGTATCATCATCGTTCGTTACACTCGTTCACAGGTAGGTGGATAATGTCACGCTCTAGAGATTTATCTCGTTCAGGTTATGCAATCGGATCAACATCCAATCGCCCATCCTCGCCATTCGTGGGGATGGAGTATTACGACACGACTTTAGGGCAGATGCTTAACTACACGGCAACTGGAACTTGGGCTGCGGTTGGTACTGCTAACCCACCATCTTTAACAGTTGATGTTTTGGTTGTTGCTGGTGGCGGTAGCGGTGGCGCACCAACTGGAACTGGTGGTGGCGCGGGTGGTCTTTCATGGCAAAGCGGTCGCACATTAGCAAGAACTAGCAGTTTTACTGTAACCGTTGGTGCTGGTGGAGCGGTTGGAAGCACTTACGGAAATGTTGGCAACAACTCTACCTTTGACACAATTACATCCAACGGCGGTGGTTATGGCGGTTTCGGTGGTAATGCTGGTGGTAGCGGTGGTTCTGGCGGTGGAGCTGGTGACAAAAATCAAACTTCTCCGGGAACTGCAACACAGGGCAATACTGGTGGCGCAACTGGTTATGGTAACAACGGCGGTAATGCAACATCGGCTGCTTTGTATGGTCAAGGTGGCGGCGGTGGAGCGGGTGGAGTCGGCGGCAACGGCACTACATCTATTGGTGGAGCGGGCGGTATTGGTTTAAGCGGAACAACGATTGCTGCTCTTGATGCGATGGGTTCTGCAACCTCAACTGGTCAGCTCGTTTCCTCACATTATTATTATGCAGGTGGCGGCGGTGGTGGTAGCAATAACCCTAACGCTGCTGCTGGTGGTAACGGTGGTGGCGGCGCTGGCGGTAATGGAAGCGGTGGATCAGCTACGGCTGGAACTGCAAATACAGGCGGTGGCGGTGGCGGTGCTGACGGTGGCGGTTATGGTTCTGCCGGTGGTGCTGGTGGGTCGGGTATTGTAATTGTTCGTTATCTTGGAACTACCGCTCAAGCAACAGGCGGAACAATTACCAACGATGGCACTTACACTTATCACGCCTTTAAATCTACTGGTTCATTTACCTTTGCAACCAACTAAGGAGACAACATGGCACATTGGGCCGAAATAGATTCAAACAACATCGTCACTCGCGTTCTCGTTGTTGATAACTCAGTTACTGATGGCAACAAGTTTCTTTCTGAGGAACTTGGCTTAGGCGGCACATGGGTTCAGACTTCGTACAACACTCGCGGCGGAGTTCATTACGGATCAGATGGTCAGCCTGACGGTGGCGCACAAATTGGATTCAACTACGCCGGAATTGGTTACACATGGGACGGCACCGGATTCCACGCGCCTCAGCCTTTCCCTTCATGGACACTCAACAAGACCACTTACCTCTGGGAAGCTCCAACCCCTATGCCAACAGACGGCAAGCTCTACTCATGGGATGAAGCCACTAAGTCGTGGACTGAGGTTGTAGCGAGCGCCTGATAAGCTACACAAATGAATTTAGTGCAAAAGGCGGTTGCACAGGGCGGTAAGTTAGCCCCACTAGCAATACCCGGAACATTCGGTGGCATGAACCCATCGGTCTTTATTGATCCAGATGGCGACATCCTCGTTAATGTCCGAGTCGTCAACTACATCCTCTTTCATAGCGAGAATGTGCAAATCTTTCCCTCGCGGTGGGGGCCACTTGCTTATCTCCACCCCGAGAAAGACCAGCGACTCGTTACTGAGAATTATGTCGTTCGACTCAACAACGATTTAAACATCACCGATTGCACCAAGGTAGAAATGCTGAACTTGCATGAACCTATCTGGGAGTTTGTCGGATTAGAAGATGCTCGCCTTGTTTACTGGGATGGCTACTATCTCATCGGAGTTCGCCGAGACACCACAACTAACGGCGTGGGTCGCATGGAACTATCTAAGGTAGAGATAAATAAAAACAACTGGAGCGTTAAGGAAGTTTCCCGAACACGCATCAAAGCACCGCAACCCGATAACTCGTACTGCGAGAAGAACTGGGTTCCGGTCATTGACCGACCTTTTAACTTCATCAAATGGCACTCACCTGTTGAGGTTGTCTCTGTTGTGGGAGACCAAGCCATGCAAGACACGCTTCACTTCGGCGGGCTAAAGCCCGAAAAGGATCAGCGCGGAAGCTCGCAGGTTATCCGTTGGGGCGACCACTATATTTCTATCACGCATGAAGTGGACTTGTTCAAGAACTATCTTGGGCAAAAGGACGGCATCTACAACCACCGTCTCTGCGTTTATGATGACGAACTGCACCTTATCGGCATCTCACCTGAACCGTTTAAGTTCTTAGACGGCAGGATTGAGTTCTGCGTAGGAGCTGCCGAACATAACGGCGACCTGCTTATCTCTTGGGGTTTCCAAGACAATGCCGCGTTTATCTTGCAAGTACCAGGCGAACTTGTAAACGAAATGGTGGCAAAGTGCTTATAGAGACAATCATCGCGGATTTATCCAAAGACCCTTTTAATCCTGAGCTGAACTTCCAAGCCGCCGTAAAGTACGACTCGCAGAATCAAATTGCGAGCGCCGTATCGTTCTACTTGCGAACGGCAGAGTACGGCAAGGACACGCATCCGAGCTTGGTCTATGCCTCGCTGCTGCGACTTGCCAAGTGCTTCGAACAACAGAACGACAGACTGCACACCGTCTCTAACTGCATCTTGCAAGCACTCGCTTATCTGCCTTATCGCTCTGAGGCGTATTTCTGGATGTCGCGGTTCTTTGAACGCCAGCGTGAATACCAAGAGTCCTACACATGGGCCGAGTTGGGATTGCACAACGGACAGAAAAGCGATCCAACGATTGACCTAGAGTTCACCGATTACTGCTTGCTCTTTGAGAAGGGCGTGGCGGCGTGGTGGATTGGTCGCAAGGATGAAGCGGTCAAGATATTTAACGACCTTCTTGCCTACGACCTCACCCTTGAATATCGTGAATCGGTGGTGCGCAACCTTGCTTCTATTTGATATAGGCGCAAATAAAGGCGATGCAACTCAAGCCGGGCTAAACCTTGGCTACAAAGTAATAGCTATCGAACCGTCACGGATGTATGGCGAGCTTGCGGGTAACTTCATCAACAACCCGAATGTCACGCCCCTAAAATACGCCGTATCCGATAGCGACTATCAGACGGTGGAGTTTTACGAAGCTGACGAAGATGGGCTAAGCACCCTGAATAAAGATTGGCTGACCGCCGAGACCA